TCTTTGCTTAATTGATCAAACTCTTGCAGCGCTTTAATTGTATTAAATTGCAGCTTCTCAAGAAAATATGGATCATCCTCAGCCTGGCGATTAAGAATCTTCTTGTACTCTTTTACATGATTTTTTGTTTTATCAATAGGCAATGAAAGAAGAGTTGCTATTTCAGAATAAGTATAGCCCTTTACATAGAGCAAACCAACTTCTTCAACTTTCTTTAACTCGTCTAGGAGAGTTTCTCCTTTGAATACTTCAATATCTGCCATAATCTATCTACATAGTCCTTTGAAACTTTTTCCCAAGTCATATTCTCATGAATATACTGGGCAGAAGCAAATGTCTTATTAGACACTTCTTCATAGTTGTTTACAACATATAACATTTTATCACATAAATCATCAAAATTTGGCTTTGCCCATAATCCAGCGCCTTCGTATATACCACTCATCTTTTCATTACTCCACTCATAATCAAGAGGAATAGACATATCCGCAAACTCTTCACACGCTGTTGCGTTAGTGCAAATGGTTGGAATACCTTTTGCTATAGATTGAAATGGAATCAAACCCCACCCTTCACCACTGGTTGGGTACAATAGGCAATCAGCGCAATCATAAATGCGACCTAGCTCCTCAGTGCTAACTTCCCAGTCAATTATTTCTATTTGTGGATGAGATAACCGATCCTTCATACCATTACTGATACTCCTGGCATCTGGAGGACCGTTTGATTTATATATCAAGCGATACCCTTCCTTACCGCCAAACACCTTTATAAAAGCGTCTACAGCTGTCTGAGAGTTCTTTCTGGTTGAAGGAGAGCCAATGCTTAAGAATGTAAATGGAGTATGTGGATGTCGCTTTACTGGGAAGAATATGTCTGGATTAACACCGAGGTTAAAAGCATATACTGGAACAGTCACTCCAGAATTTATGAATACATCACGCATAAAACGAGATGTAGTCCAAACCTCATCCATTCTATTGCAATCAACAACCCATGAATCTGGTAGCTTATTTGTTTCCCAGTATGTAAGCCCAATTGAGTATATGCTTGATTCTATAAAAAATTCTGGCATTGAGTGATTGATGACGATTTCATCATAAGACTTTCTGGTTGTCATATAACCAAATGAGAAACCATCAAGTAAGGTCTGAATTTCTGACGGAGCAGTAGAGTTATTCTTTCTTATTGGCAAATCGCTCTTTGAGATTTGACCGTACAGGTTATCTGGAACATAGCCATAGCCAACACTTACCGATGCAGCTTGATTATCTGACCATACAATCATTATTCAACTGGATCGTGTTGAGGGAATCTTAGCTCTACCTTAACAGCGTCAGCTTCTTTCTTGAGAGTGTCATAGTCATAACCATGCTCTTTTGTAAACTGAACTCTGTAATTAAACCAGCCTTCAACGCCCTTCCAGAATTTGGAATCAGTTGTCTTTTCTAGTTCAATCAATTCTTCTGGCTCAAGCATGAAGCTAAGAACGCCTAATGGCATATAAACAGTCATGTTGTAGCCTAGATCTTTTCCATTTGTATACTCTTTGAGCAAATCCTGGAACTGCATAATTACCTTTCTTACAGTGTCACCAGTGAAATAATCAATTGAGCCGTTAGCATTTCTAATTCTTGGGCAATAGTCATCTACTGTGGAAATAGTGCCAAATGTTCTGCACACCATTGGTCTGTAACCATAGATGGTACATCCACCTTTGTAGAAAGCACAGAATTGCTTTGACTCACCGCCAGGCTGCCAGGTTTCATCATACATTGCTTTCTTCAAATCTTCAACTACGCCATCAATCCACTCATCAGCAAAAGTCTTACCCTTGTCTTCCCAGTAAAGATAGTATTGCTGTCTTAATTTAAAAGCAATATTTGCACACTCTGTCATATGAATAACAAGTCCGATATGGCAACACTCGCCAGAGCCGAGGCACTTGTATTTTGTTTCATTTTGCTTGGCTTCAATAACTCTTACTTGGTTATACACCATATCAAGCTTTGCAAATGTATAAATGTCTTTTGCTGTTACACTTCTTCTCATCTTCCCATCCTTTTTCTTTGCAATTCACTTCTCTTACGCAATTCTCTTTTACGCTTCTCAGCATCAACTTGAGCCGCCGACTTTTCTCTTTTAGGACCAGCTGTTGTGAGACTTCTTCCTTTTCCTCTAAACTTAAGCAAATCGTATTTCTTTACCCAGTTATAAATAGCCTGAGGAGTAACCTCAATATTATAACTTTCTTTCAAATGCTTGCAGATATCGGTAAGGTTCATTCTTCTCTGAACATACATTTCATAAAGAAAAGATTTATCTTTATAGGGTTCATTAGCCATTAACAGACCCCTGTATCTTCTTTAAAGCAAACCATAATCCAATCCCTGCAGCATCTATAATATCATCATCGTCAATACCGATGTCGCCCTTATCAAAATATTTACTTACGATATTCCGAACTCTTTTCTTTCTTTCGTTCTTTTGCTTAATCTGGAGAGAACCCTTCTCGCCATCATTTTTAAATGCTTCAGTATCCTTCTTTGAAAGATTTTTATATCCGATACCAGACTTCCACATCAACGTGTTGACATCCGAGACCAGGCAGCCTCCAGCGCTGAGTACTCCCCAACTGTAGCCAATAACATACGAGATAATCCTGCTCGTTTCAAAATTTTGTACATAAATAGATTGTTCAATAATCGCATTCTTAGGTCTGTACTCCTTAATTATCTCATTCAAGCCAGTATCAATAGCTTTGAATTTAAGTGAAACATCTTTATCTTTTCTATAATCAATTTTACCATTCGCTACGAGATCAATCTTGTCTAGGGTTACATCATAAATAACCCAAGCAAGAGAATGCGAGGATGGGTCTATAGCAACAATTCGCTCAGATTTAATTGATGAAACAAGTGATCTCACACTCATTCCATACCACGCCTAACATTGTCTTCTGACCAGCCCCAGGAGACAAGTCTTTTTACATAGCGCTCTCTTTTGCAAGATTCACAAATAGTTTCTTTATTATACCTTGATAAAATAGTTTTACAATTTTTTGTCTTACAAGTTCTTTTTTTATTTTTATTAGCTTTTTTTTCATAATAGCTTGCCAATAAATTTCTATTTGTTACAATCTTTCTACATTCTGCGGAACAGTAGATGGCATTGTAAACTTTTGCACAGAATTCTTTTCCGCACTCTTCGTATGCACAAATCCTATGCTCGTCACTAGCCATCTACCCGTTCACATAAATTAAATCTAGAAGGGCTCTTCCCCTTTTCCTTCATAATCCTGTACTCCTTCTGCCCAGCAGAGAGCAGCCAAATCACAAGAGTTACAGTTAGCCGATGTCCTCTTGTAAGGCTGGACAGGAATTTCTTGACTCAAATACGAGCCATAGAATTTCCTATACTTTTTAAATAATTTGTCAATAAAAGGTTGATCCCTCTCAATAAAGATAGGGAGAATCTCTTGATTGTTTTTGTTTTCGTAAATTACAAAGCCAGAATCTAGGTTCAGGCATTCCATGTAAATCTGGGCTTGTCGGTAATGTTCATCTTTTGGTTTATTATGTAATTGTCTATAATGAAAACCTTCTTGACTGATTGATTTCAGCTCAATTAGTTTTTCACCATACCAGTTAATTATACCATCCGCAGTACCTTCAATTGGTGGATCTGTATGAGTTACCTTAATTTCTTCAGCAATTAGAATACCCATATCCCTGAGATAACTATAAAGTCTTTCATGAACAGCATGTCCATTATCAAAAATACGATATGTCTGAGAGCTAAATGAAGGTGTTACATTTGCCCCTTCAAACATGTAATACCAATACCTAGCGCACTGATTAGTGTAACTAGGGTGGAAACCATTGACTTTCTTAAAGTTTGTTGTATTTCTAAGAGCAAGATGATCATTGATAGCCTCAACTAAATCCTTCATCACAACCTCACCACCTTCGGGAGCTACCGCTTTCGGTGTTCTTAATTGCTTTAGTGCCTTCATTTAATTTACTCCCTTTGCTGCCAGTTTTAAGGCATTGATGTTTTCAGTTAGTGCTTCGTACATTGTTTTCCAAATATCATTAACAAACTTATCTTGTTCGCTCATAATAGTAGATCTTCTTTTAAAGGCTTGTGATTTCACAATCATAAGCGTTCTATACCCAGCCAAGATGTTTGCATACTTGATAGCTTGCATACCAATATAATCTTGTGGATTCTCAATAATGTCTTGGACAATACCCAAGCATTTAATAAACTCTTCTGACTTATCACCCATCTGCGCTGCAAGAACTTCAGGGTCAACAATAATATCTGGCATTAAATATCCTTTCTCAGATCCTCTGTTTTAACTAAAGCTTGATA